CCTGCGTAAACAGGCATTGTTGATTTAATTTGATTTAAGATAACTGGTTAGCTATTCTTCTGGATGAACTCTTGGTTACCTCCTTTGACCTTGCTATTTACAACATTAGCGCGGCCTTTTGGAGATGTTGGTTGACCTTTTCGTTGTCCTGTAATTGGAGTACCGAGATCACCGTCATTACCAACTTTGTCAGTAACTTTACCATCACCACCTTTACTTCCAACACTAGAGGTATGAGCTGTCTTTACAACGTTGTCTTTACCAGATGGTTTTGCTGGGTTACCTTTCTTCTGGTTATGTAAAGGATGTCCAAGATCTTCAGCTTCAATTTCTTCTCCGAAATAATTGAACTCTTCATCTTCGTCTTCAGCATCCTTATCGGCGTCGTCTTCTTCCATTTCTTCGAAATCCCCACCACCGTCGTCTTCACCGAAATCATCTCCTTCAACATCAAGGTCTTCTTCACCACCGAGGTCTTCCTCGCTGTCAAGAACTCCCATTAACGCATCGTGAAGTTTTTGTGCTAAATCTCTATCAATAGATATCGTAACTTGATCTTCAGATTCACCCATGTCGTCAGCTATGTCATCATCGCCTTCACCGACACCAAGCTCTACTGCGTCAAACTGTTCGTCATCCATTACTTCCTCATATAAACGATCAAAAATAGACTTATTCTTTGCCATACTAGTATTTATATTCTCTCTTGCAATTTTCTTGTTTTCAGCTTTGAAATATGTATCTGCACCAGCAGATGATGATTGTTTTACAGAATATGCATTATCATCTTTAATTTCTTCGTTTTCGGGATCCAATTTTGCACTTGCAAAATTATCTGCTCCTTTTGGTCCAGAATTATCATGAACAAACCCTTTAGTCGTCTTATCATTACCAATTGGAATGTCTTTGATATTCTTGCATGCAGCTGCCCATGTTTTATCTTTTGGCTTACCGGGCTTGATTTGCTGTTTAGCTGCTTTTAATCCTGGTGGGTTACCTAATACAGCTTCATATGCTTCTTCAATTTGAATTAAATCTTTTTTTCTGTTCATGATTTTCGAATATTTAAGTAACTTTCAGCTAATATTGACCAATCCCTATCAGCTTTTGAATGATAAGATTCTTTTTTAGGCTCTTGCTCATCTTGATCAAACCGATTGGCTGTTATACCTGAGGTCTCGTCGTCCATCGCTTCGTCTCCCCAGCCTTCCGGCTGTTGATTTGGTCCTAAATCTTCATTATCCTCATAATTTTCAATAGGATCCATATTAAGTTCGCTATCTTGTAATTCTTGACCAAAACTACTAGATTCTTCACCTTCATCTAAATCCGCTAATGCAGATTCATAAGGTTGGCCATCAATACTACCATCTGCATCAATTCTCAATGTAACTTCAGCCTCTTCTCGACTACCCGGGCTGTTTTTACTCATATGAATAACATTTTCAACCGGGTCAGCTACTGTTCGAATTTTATTAACGTGGTATCCTATACCTTCTAGCTTGTTAACCACCATTTTTTGAACATCCGTGAAAGTTTTAACATCATTTTCTTCATCTGCATCTAAAAAGGCAGATTCATAAAGTAAACCAATGTTCTCTAAATCTTTTTTACGATTCATATACATATTTATGCATTTCCCGTTAAATACTTAATATTATGAAAAATACCAGAGAATTTTATCTAGGTAATCCAAATCTCCCAACCAATAAAGCATTATTTGATTGGACACCTAAAATGGTTGCCGAACTTAAAAAATGTAAAAAGGATTTACTATACTTTGCGGAAAATTTCTTTCACATTATTAATCTAGATCATGGTCGTCAAAAAATCAAATTACATAAATGCCAAAAGCGTGTGTTAAAAAAGATGACTAAAGATAGGTTCTTTATCCTTCTCGCTTCTAGACAGGTGGGAAAAACTACACTGATGACTATTTATACGTTGTGGCATGCTTGTTTTAATGACGATCAACGTATATTGGTTGTTGCTAATAAAGAAGATACAGCGAAAGAAATCTTTTCACGTATCCGAATGGCATATGAAGAGCTTCCAAATTATTTAAAGCCGGGTGTTGTTGAATATGGTAAAGAATCAATGAAATTGACGAATGGTAGTGTTATTGGTATCAGTACCACCACCGGAACAGCTGCACGTGGTCAATCGATTAACTTGATGTTATTGGATGAGTTAGCTTTCATTGAACCTCATATCGTAGATGCGTTCTGGAAATCTGTTTTCCCCGTAATTTCATCATCTAAAAAATCTAAAATCTTTATTGCTTCTACTGCAAATGGGACAGATAACTTGTTTTATAGAACATGGGCTGGAGCTATTGAACACCGGAATGGTTGGGGATATGATAAGATTATGTGGGATGAAATTCCTGGTCGAGATGCAATGTGGAAATATGATACCATTCGGGCAATTGGTAGTGAAGACGCTTTTAATCAAGAATTCGGGTGTCAATTTATAACTAGTTCAGATGCAGCTATTAATGACGATTTATTTGAATCATTAAAAATAAATTGTTATAGGCCAAAAGTGGTTTTAGATGATGAAGCATATAAAATCTGGAAACAACCGGATGATGGTGGGATTTACGTTGCTGGGGTTGATGTAGCTGAGGGTATTAATCAGAACGCATCTTGTATCCAAATATTAGACTTACGGGATTTATCAAATATTGAACAGGTTGCAACATATTGGAGTAAAACTATTGAACCTTATAATTTCACAACAAAACTTCATGAAATATTATTACATTGGGGTTCGCCTCCTGTATTAATTGAAAGAAATAATTGCGGTGGGCAAGTTGTTGATCAATTATATAAGACATTAAGGTATTTTAACGTGGTAAATTATGATATTGGTAATAAACGTAATAATCGGTTAGGTGTTGTAGTTCACACCAATTCAAAATATAGGTGTGTTTCAAATATGCGTTACTATATCAACGAGTTACGTGCTGTAAATATTAGAGATTTAGATACATTAAGCGAAATTAAAACATTTGTTAAACTACCAAACAGTAAATGGGCAGCAACTCCAGGTAATTTAGACGATCGAGTTATGTCATTAGGTTGGGCGTTGTTAATATTAGATAATGATTTAACGAAGAAATTTTTTGAAGTTGTTGAATATGACGACAACAACAGACCTTTAAAACTCCGGAAGTATGATTTTGATTATGGTACAAAAATCGGGACAAATTTATATGGTTGGGGTGATGATAATGCTGAAACTCATGTTGATACCATAGTTTTCAATGAAAAACATAACGACCCGTATAGTAATTCTGAACTCGATTGGATGACACAAAACGGTTGGACTAAAGCAACTGAATTCACCACCCAGAGATCTTACACTCCTGCAGCTAATTCTTGGTTAGTCTAAATAATCATATGACAACAAATTACACACAAAGTCCTTTTAATAAGGAACGTCAAGATAAATTTTTATTGGTTATTCCAGTTCCGGAAGTTTTAAAGGATGATGTATCCAAAACGGTTAGAAGTAATGAGTTTGTTAATCCAGATTCAGTCCAATTTTCGATTTATGGTAGTATTATACCACCTATTGATATACCGGAAATAGAAGTTAGATATGCTGGTCAAAACCTTCATGTCACTAGCCATAACAGGCTTACATACCCTCCAATTGATGTAAATTTTACAATTGATAATAGATTTAACAATTACTGGTTTATTTACAAGTGGTTAGATAAATTGCAAGATGATTATAAGGCATATTTTGATGCGGACAACAATCTCGACATTGGAGAGGTTGTAGAACGTAAGTATATGGCAGATTTCACCATATATGGATTAGACGAATACAACAAAAAAATTGTACAATTTAATTTCACCAAAGGATTTCCGACAAATTTAGGGGGTATTGAGTATAATTATCGGAATCCGAATGAGATAGAAACTACCTTCCGGTTAGCTTACAGTCAATTTAAGGTTGGGCTAGTGCAAGTATAGGTATTATTTAATATAAACATATGATTTAGGATTTTTATTTGTAAAAATCCATAAATATACATATGGCAAGAAGAACAATACAAAGTCCGGGTGTTGAAATCAATGAAATTGATTTGTCATTGCGCGCGGCAGATAAAATTGGCACAAATATATTTATTACAGGATTTGCTCCTCAAGGTCCAAGCGATGAAATTGTTCAAGTTTCAAGTTTGTCTGAGTTTACACAGATTTATGGTACACCAACAAACGCAGCTGAACGATATTTTTACCATACCGTTGCTCAGTCCTTTAATAGTCGAGCAAATATTTTGGTAAATCGTTTACCATATGGTGCAAGTTTAGGTGACGGATTTACAAACAAATATTTCGCAACAGTTTACCCTGTTATACCTGTTAATAAAACAGCATACGACACATATGCTGGTACAAGTTATCAATATTTATCTGCAAATTTTGACGTTCAATGGGATGGATATACGAGTGGAACAACCTTTACATCACAGTTTTCACCAGCATCTGCAAATAATACCATGATTTATTTCATTGGTAAACCAACATTTGTTGCATTAACCCAAGAACAATATGTAGCAATTTTAGATGATTCGGCATTTAATTGGAGTAACACACCAGCTAGAGCAACTGAATTTACCATCGATAATAACAACACAACTTTAACAGGTCAATTTTCAGCTAGTAACTTTGCTGGAGCCGGTCTTATTGTTCTAAATACTGCGAAAACAGCTATTAATCAAAAGCTTGAAGGATATTATATGGCAATTGCTGATAATACTAACCTTTACGCTTCAACAAATTATGACGATATTACACGATTTACCGTTTCAAAGAACGAAACCGATGATGTTGTTCAATATAGCTCTTTAGCAACTATTCCACAGTCTAGATTAAACTTTACATTATCAGCTGATTATAACGCTGAAGCAATTGCTAGCAATATATCTCAAACCCAGGAAAGCATTCCTACATTTGAAATCAATAAAACATCGTTCGACGATACTATTGTATTTGGTTTGTATAAGTTGAGAACCTCGGTCTTTTCTCCAGAAGTAACCAAATTGGATTATGTTTTAGAAGAAGGATATACAGGTAGTATTGATTATTATCGGCAGATTAATAATTCATCTGGTGGTGCACCAGTGAGTTTTTATGTGCCTCAAATAGTAAACAATAATAGCGTTAACTTTGCAGTTAAAATTAACCCATACATCTCTGGTAGATTTGCTGGGGCGTCTCTAAATGATGATGGTACACCACAACGGCGTGTTAGAGTTATAACTGACGAATTAATCAATAATGTGTATACCGGTGAAAACCCAGCGTCGCAATATTTACAAATTGTTGGTTTATCGTCTAGCAATGTTCAAGATATCAGTGATGGTAATAGTTATTTTCAAGTATTATCAGCTGAAAATCCGGTTGATATGGTACCATATGAATATGGAACATTATATGCTCCTGGTTTTGGTCAATCTACAGCATTACCAGCTGCTAAATATAGTACATCAAAAGCATCCAATAATGTTATCGGAGATATTCCAGGTAAATTAGATCGTGTATTTGATAGATTAGCAAATGTTGATTTATTTGATATCGATATTATGCCAGAAGCTGGGTTAGGTACTATCCATGCAACAGTTCAACATACAACAAATGCAACGAATCTTGCTAATGGTTATTTTGATGATCGGGATTCAGTAACTGGATTAAATGGATTATCTGCAACCGGGATATCATTGAGTACTGCTGCTACTAATTTAAGATCTTCTTGGGCTACAGTGCAATCTAAATTTATTAATTTTACACAAAATATTCGAAAGGATTTTATATATATTTCGGATCCATTACGACAAATCTTTATTACCGGTGATAACCAAAAGGGTATCAATGTTCCAGGACAAACATTTCCATTAAACATCTTAACACCGTTAAAACAATTGTATAGTATTATTAATACCAACTATGCATCTGCTTATGCATCGTATGTTCAAGTATATGATTCGAATGTAGGTGGTCAGGTTTGGATACCATTCTCTGGTATAGCTGCAGCAAATTATGCTAGAACAGATGCAAATTTTGCACCATGGTATGCACCAGCTGGTTTCACACGTGGATTAATTAATGTTAATGATATTGCATTATATCCAACACAAAAACAACGCGATCAGATTTATGATCAAGTTAATATTAACCCAGTTGCATTCTTCCCTAGCGAAGGATTTGTAATATTCGGTCAGAAAACATTACAATCACAACCTAGTGCATTCGATAGAGTTAATGTTCGTAGATTGTTCTTATATCTTGAAAAACGAACAAGAGAAACAGTTAAATATTTTGTGTTTGAACCAAACACATTGTTTACTAGAACAAATGTTATTAACATTCTTACTCCAATCTTTGAAGATGCAAAGAATAATGAAGGGTTATATGATTACCTCATTGTATGCGATGAGAGAAATAATACACCCGATGTGATCGATGCTAACGAGTTAGTGATAGATATATATCTTAAACCCACGAGAGCGGCAGAGTTCATTTTGGTAAATTTTTACGCTACAAGAACCGGTCAAGATTTCTCAGAAATCGTTGGTTAATAACAAATCCAATTAAATTCACAGGGCTAGTTCATCTAGCCCTTTTTTATTGTTCACTTAAAACTACCTGGAGCGCATAAATAATAATATGCCAGACGTACGTCAAACAATAGCTGATTTTTATAGAGTAGCAGTTGAACGAGATTTTGCAAGAGATTTTCAATTTAGAGTACTGAGTATTGATTCAGGTGGATCAAGCTCCGTTACGTTTGATGAAGACGATCTCGTATATTGCACAACTGCGAATTTACCTGCAAGACAAGTAACCAATGTTGCTGTGCCATACATGGGATTAAACTTTAATATCCCTGGGAATGCAACATATCCTGGAAGTGATAACTATTCACTACAATTTTACTGTGATCAAAACTCTCAAATTCGACAGAAATTTGAAGATATGTCACGAGATATTTTTGATGATGCAACATCAACTGGAAATTACTTTGCTCCAAGACAATCTGCAGTTATTGATTTAGTTCAATTAGATACCCAATTAAATGAAGTTGCTCAATATCAGTTAATCGGAGCATCAGTTCGAAATGTTGGTGAATTAAATTATAATATCTCTGC